GGTTCAGTCGCATCGGGGGAGGAAGACCGCAGACCTCGCAGCCTTTTTCAGTAAGCTCCATGTCCACAAAAAAGATCTTGCTGTCGTATTCGCCGTCATCGCCGATGGCTGGCATCGGATCGGTCGGTAGCAACAGCCCGTCACGGATCGCTTCAATAGCCCACCGCTTGGCCTGCGGATGCCGGACCTCATTGAAGATATTGAACGAAGCCGTGCCGACTGGGCACCCATACGCGCCACCATTGAATGTCGCGAGGAACTCTACTTGCTTCGGGGTCATTACAATCTCTCCCCGTTTTCGCCGTAGTTCATCCACAGCCGCTCCGTCATAATCTTTTTCTTCTTCGCCCCGCTGGCATGGTTTGGCGTCGGGAAATCGACATGACGCCAGTTGTGCTTCCGCTCAAATTCTTCGTACAGATCGCTCGGGTAGCCGCAGAGCATGAATCGGCCCTTGATCCCGGCAAGAGTCTCCAGAAGTTTGACATGATCGTCACGGCTCATTTCGTGCTTGTATTCGCCGGTAGTCTCTCTGGTTTCGTGAAGGTATGGAGGGTCACAAAAGACGAGCGTTCCGTGACCGTCCTGTGATTCGATGGTACGGATGCCATCACGATTCAGAATCAAAACCCGCTTCATTCGTTCGTGGACGGCGGGAAGCCCCTCGACAGCCGACAGCCATGCCGAGACTTCGTTGTTCATTCCGCGCCGAGTTCGGGTTTTCGTGATCCCGGTGAATCCCTTCATACGACCGGCAAGGGACTGGCGACAGGACACGAAAAAGGCCACAGCCATGACGACATCAGGGCCGAGTTTGTTTTTGTCGCAATGTTTGGCGATACGATCGAATATCAACTCCAATTCGACGCACTCCGAGTATTCGTGCTCGGAAAACGGCATAGCCTCGACGACTCTGTGAAACTTCGCGAAAGATTCCGTATTGGCCAGCACTCGCCAAAAGTTCGTCAACGATAGATTCACATCGCTGACCGCCTCGCTGATTCCTTCAGGATCGTTTGCCAGCAGGACGGAACCGCCACCGAAATACGGCTCGACGTAATGAATGTAGCCGTCAGGAGACTTGCGAGTCGGCATCATCGCGACGATCTTCTTCGCCAGATAATGCTTGCCCCCATGAATTTTCAGCGTCGTCGTGATCCGATCTGACATCAGTCCGCCCCTTCAGGGTCACATCAAACGAGGGGAGATACTTCACTCGCCCACTCGATTTCCCGGCGACATCCGCAGCAGAAGCCCACACTGCGGAATCGCCGATCCCAATCAATACTTCGCCGCGCCGTTCTGGCATCTGGCCGAAGAACTCAATCACATCACCAATCTTGAGATCGCGGTTCGCAGCCCGAAACGGCTCGGTAACGATACGATCCCAAGGGGAATTCAAAAGGCCCGCTGTGGGGTTATGTTCGTTGGTCATTTCACCAGCGGTCGATTCTGACCCCATAGATCAAGCCCGATTTCGGCGGTTTTTGAACCCATCCGCAAAACTCAGCCTTTTCTACAAGAGACAAAAACGATCCCCGCAAAACTGTATTGCGGGAACGGGCCTAGATGGATCAGGTCAAGCAGCCGGTTCCGATGGCCTCACCGTGAAGCTGATATCGGAAGTCGTCGTAATCACAGCGAGATGTCCACGCAAAGTGGTCATGCCCGGCATTGCACCGAGACGCCGCCGACACAGCACGCTCGTGACTCAAAAACGCAGCACATGAGTAAGGGCGTTGTCGGTCCAGTAGGAATCGACCATAGGCATAGAACTGCGGATTTCTCGGTCCATCACTCGGGCAGCAGGAACCACAGCACGGCGGCTCATCGCTCGGGTTCTTGATATCCCGCACCGTGCAGATGGAACCGATAATCAACGCAATGCAGACCGCCACGAACAACGCGGCACCGTAGCAAACGAATTGGAACATTGGACGCCTCCTGAAAGTTGTGACGTATCGGACAGCCAATGATACGCACGAAAACCGATACGGATCGGAAGTTTTTTGGAAACTTCCAGTTTTTAACGAGAAACACTTACGTCTGAATCCGGAAAATCCTGACACGCGCACAAATATCTGCGCAGCCAAGGAAGGAACGTCCGGTAACTACCCCATCCATTCTCGGGGTTTTTGGCTTCATATTTCGCAGGATTCGACTCCATTTCCTCAATTCCAGCTTTCAATACAGGAATCAACTGTGACGCTTTTGTGATCCCGTTTTCTTCCGGGCGCCAGACGGCACTGTAGATCCCTGCAAGTTCCGCCATTTCTCCGCAGTTGTGCGTGTAATTGGCCTCGTATAACGTGTCGTAAGTCCGCGTGTCGTGCCTCGCCTCGATTTCGTAGGCGAAATCTTCGAACCCATTTTTAACCAGCATGTCCACAGCGAGTTTCGCTCTTGGCGTCTCGGCGCGAGGGGTCGTCAGGTACACATCCAGACTCATTCTTCTCCCCCGTCTTCAATTGAGGCTGATGCAGAGTAAAACCCCGGCATAATCCGGGAACGTGGTTTCTTCATTCCATACTTGTCGTTCCCGGACTGGATGTCATCGCCAGACTTTTTGCATTCCGCGTTCATCCCGGTCTTGAGGCATTTCAAAGCCTGTTCTAGAACGATCGCTCGCTGTAGGGCGCGAGGTGGATCTGCTGCCGTATCGTGGATATCCCAATCACAGACCGTGCATCGCGCAGCCTGATCACAGAACTGGCAACCCTCTCGACTTGGCCGAGCCTCCACCTGTTCGAGTGGAAGCCGGTAGTTGACCAGATACGTCCGGCATGCCTCTTCAATCCGTCCCCGGATGCGGTCCATGTCAGACCGCAGGAACCGCACCCCCGCCGTCCGAGTATTGTGCCGCACGTTGAAAATGATGACGTCAACGGCATCCATCGTCGGGAACGATGCCAAAACCAGATAGGAATAGAACTGGAACTGGAACGACGATTCAACCATCGCGTCCGTCCATTTCGCGTGCCCGGTTTTCCAATCGACAAGTTGCAGCCGATTCGGATATCGGACGGAATGCAGCAGGTCGAATTCTGCCGTCAATCGCATTGCCTGCAAATCGTCCGTGATCGGGTTGAGAACGTCGATGTCGGCGTCGAACTGACCGGAGCAGGACACGTCAGCGGTGAACGCACTCCCTTCCTCGTCTTCATAAGTGTAACTGGCGGTCAAGTCCTCCCCGCCATCGAACGCAAGGATGTTCGACCAGTGCAGATCAGAGATGTAACGAGCGATTGACCACGCCCCCGGACGCATGGCGTCAACGGTTTCTTGATTAACGTCGCCGCGTGCCTCCCACGAACCACGGATCATGAAGTCGGCCAGATCGTTCGACTTCATGTTTCCTTTTGTCGTGACAAACTTGCGAATAGCCCCTGCAATGATCTGGTGGCACTGCTCACCGGCTTCAGCGAGCTTGCCGACAGATCCAGCCATACGCGCGGCGAGTGGGCAGTTCGCGTAGTTCTCAAGGTCAGAACGACGAACTACAATCGGTTCGTCCGCGATGCGGAGTTCCGTTGTGGATTCCGATTCGGTCGTTACCGGGGTTTCCGGTTCGTCAAACAGCGGTAGCGTTGTCGACATCGGCTTCGTCTCCTTCAAATAGCCCGGCGGCTGGCTTCTTGGTTTTCACAGGGTTGGTTTTCGCGACCTTGCCGTCTTTGATCACAACCGAGCACAGGTCTTCATCAAATGCGGATCGGGTGGCGAGTTCGACGATCATCTGGAAATCGGTTTCTTCCAGCTTCGCATCGAGCGCCGCGATCGTTTCATCATCCAGATCATTACCGTTCTCGCAGACCATCAGGCGAAGCGTTGGGTTCAATGCGATTCCAACATCAACGGATGCCATGATCTGTTCGGCTTGGCTGGCTTGCTCAAACGGAAGTCCATTCAGCAAGATTCCCTTTTCGTCGACGGACATTCCGTCAACGGGGAACTCAGCGTCCTTGATCTTCTGCTTCTGCGTGTTGACCAGCGTTTCGAGTTGTTCAGTCAGTGATGCGGATTTGTTCTCAAGCCGGTTGTATTCGTCCAATGCTTCCTTGCGTTTGGCGTTGCTGCGGGCCTTGGCGTTGTCGGCTTCGATCGTTTGGATCTTGGCGCGAAGCGGGGCGATGTTTTGATCTGCCAGCCCTGAGACAATCTTCGACTGTTCGTCCTCTTGATCCTTCCACTTTCCAGCCGATTCATTCAGGCTCTCCAGTTTTCTCTGAAGGCGATCAATCTCCTCCTTGACTCCAGCAGCAGAAAGCTCTGTCGCTTCCCGTTGCTTGCGAATTGTGGACAACTTTGTGCGATGCTCGTTGTTCTCAGAGTTGACGGTTGTCGCTTTGTCAATCTCTTCCATCAGATCGGAAACGGACCTCTCCTCGACATCAGGATAGAACGCGATTCCATCGAATCGAGCTTTCGCGGCTTTTGCGTCACGATTCACGCCGGTACGCTGCTCGAACAGTTGTTTGTACTGCTCCCGTTCCGCCGCGAAGTCGAGATCCAGCAGCTTTTCCAGAAGCGACTTGCGGTCAGCCGGTTTCATCCGTGCGAACGCCAGCGGATCGAAAGCCTTGAGTTGATACAGGCGTTTCAGCAGCGTCCGAGGCTCAGGAGCTTCCTCCCCGGCAGAATCAAGGACGCGGAATTCCTCGACAACAGCCCCGCCACGCTTCCGCAGCAGTTTGAGTTCCAGTGTCAGACCGACGTCTTCATGGAGATTCTCAGAATCCCCGGTAAGCGAAACCTTAACCCACCCCTCGTCTTCGCCTTCACGCAAGGCGACTTCCGGGTAGCTGTCCATGCCAGATTTTCCGCAAAGCGCCATGAGCAGCGACGTGATTGCGGAGGTCTTGCCCTGTTTGTTTTTTCCGCCAACAAGGAACAGATTGCGGCCTTCCAGATCAAACCGGATGTCGCGAACCTTCTGGATGTTGTGAGCAGATAGCGAAATCAGTTTCATTCGTCGTCTCCAATTTCTTGAGGGCAAAATCCAACAGTTTGTCGTGGCAGGTCGTTGTCGGAAGTGGGTGACTTTTCTCGCATCTTGGAAAGTGTTGTGATTGCGTCGTCGTATGAATCACCCAGAACGACAACTGCTGTGAACAGTTCTTTAAGATGTGCAACAGAGAATAGATTCGTGTCTCGCACCCACTGGTCGATGTCGACGCCGTATTTTTCAGGGGTGTCTTTCAGGAGGAAGTTCAGGTACAGCCGTCGCGATTCTTCGTTCGGGAATCCAATCTTGAATCGCTTGTCGAACCGACTTGGGCGGTTGACGATTCTTCCGCCGAGCTTTTCTGGATAGTTCGTTGTCGCAAGAAAAACGCAGTTGTCGAACTGGTTGACACCATCAAGGATGTTGAGAACGTCACTTTCGCAGTAGCAGGAGATGATGGAATCCAAGTCTTCCATGAGGACAACAACTGGCTTTCCGGGGTGTATTTCTCGCATCGCACGCATCGCAGCGGTGAATAACCCCGGATGGTCAAATACAACCACGACTCCACCGCGATCAACAACATCCCTCATCACAAACTGAATCGTGCAGCTTTTCCCGGACCCCGGAGGACCGTAAAGCAGGATTCCGCGTTTGAACACGATGCCGTGCTCATGGAAGACGTCTCGTTTCTCCCAAAACTTCGAGATTTCGGCGATCACTTTTTCGGAGTTTGTTTCCGGGAAACGAACTAGGCTGGTTGTGATAATCGGAATCTTCTGGAAAAACGGGCCTCTCTGGCTTTCTCTGATCGCGTATGCAGCAGGTGGTAACTCATCTGATGTTTCTCCAGTCGGGAAGTAGCACGACTCGCCAGCCTTTTCCCATTGCGTGTACGTTCGTGGTTGTGACTCGACTGGGCCATCACCGCGAGTTGATGTACTGAGACTCAATGAACTGGAAATTGCCGCAGCCCGCACATATGTTGGGGCAGCATTCGTGGGTGCATCTGGAAGGTCTGAAATATCATTCATCGCAAACGAATTCCTTAATTAGTGAGGGAGTCCTTCGATTTTCAACATTGCATCTTCAGCAGTCTTCAGGTCCGCTGGCGACCACATCTCCGGCTTCAGCGCCGCGTCTGGTGGCAGCTCGGTGTGGGAGACAACCCATTGACGCCATAGATCCGGGGTCGGGGTGTCGCCGTCAGAAACGGTTGCATCCTTCCAGCGAGCTTTCAGGTTTTGAAATCGCTCGTTGACGGTGGCCAGACCGCCAACAGGCTTTGACGGAACCGACCGAGGAGCTACGCGAGGTTCTGGCCGTGGAGGTGGATTTCTCGCCTGTTCTCTCGGTGGAACGGACTGGCAGTCATCGTCTGTGTCTGCGGAGACAATCCCGAGTGCAGCGCACAATGCGTGGCGGCGACCATACGTCAGTGCCGACGCTGCCATTTGCGGCTGGTTCATTGCTCGCGTCCCCGCCAATTGCATTGAAATCGCATGCTTCCGGGAATGACCGGCGACGTGCGCGATGGTGCAAACAATCGTCATCTCGTTTTCAGTGGTGGAGGAGTCGAAAGAGAACGTCAGGCCGTGCTGCGCCAATGTCGGCTTGATCGTCTGGACGATCCGGGCGAGCGAGGCATAGGTGTAACGGTTCTGGTCCCCGTTCTTGTCATGCAGCACGAGCGGACAGTCGTTCTGAAACGCCAGCATCGCCTGATTGAACTCTGATTCAGCTTGGTTTCGCTGAATCCGCTCTTGCAGGTCAACGAGCTTCGACATCGTTTCCGCGTCGATGCCCTTTTCAATCGCCCGCTCGATAATTGAGAGCGGCTCCCCGACCGTTGTCAGTTCCGTAGACATTCTATTCCTCACAGTTCCAGATTCTGATTGTTAGCCGACGCGATCAGACAGGCCGCAGCCAATCCAATCGGTAGTATCCAAGCCCGATCAATTTCCGTGCTCCAGACGATCCATGTCAGGGCGGCAGCGGCGGTGATGTATGCAGTGATCCAGAGAGCGAAATCCATTTCGCGGTCCTTTCAGCTAGGGGTCAGGCGAATTCAACGCCGTAGGTTGCCATCATCTTTCCCTTGACCATCGCGACGCGATCAAGGATGAATTCCAGTTCAACGGTGTCGTCACCGAGGTGCGCGGTGTGCTTGAATGTGGTGACAATCAGCGGATCGCCAGTAACGTCAACAGTCGCGACCGGGGCCGATGAGAATTCGTACTCACCGCCGACACAAGAAATCGTCAGTTGATCCACCATCCAATCGCCGATTTCGCGGCAAATCGATGGCAGTTCGTTTTCGAGTGATTCCGCTTTTGCCGTCAGTTCTTCAACGCGACGACGCAGGACAGCGACTTCTCCGCATAACTGCTTCACGTCGGCGTCATGGGAGATCCGGTCAGTTTCTCGGGAAGTTCGTTCTTCGTTCAGCAGGGTTTCGGCAAAGCTGGCGGTCGCGATCATTGCGGTGTCTCCGTTCGTGGTTTCGTTGCGTGACGACATCAGTATCGTCTCTGCCGCGACAATTGCAATGAAAAATCCATAGAAAATACGAAGAATTTCAGAAACTTCTCGTTTGTCACGAAAACTGACGGCGGCGGATTCGTCGCAACTTCTGCTGTGATTTCGGCTTCCCGAGATCCGAGACGGGAATCGGCTGTCCATTGGAGTCTTTGTAGAGAGACACGTAAGACCGGCCTCGCAGTGACGGTGTTTCCGCGATTGAATATTGGACAGTTGGTCTGTCGATCTGGCCCGGCAGCGGGCGGATGCGGAAATCGGCAGCGTTGAGCCGCATGATCGATTGCATGTTGCGAATGCTGTCGAGTGCCTCTTGTTCGGTTCGATACCGTGACAATTTCTGCCACTTCTGGTCATGATGGAACCGGATCTGTGCTTCGTAGTACGGTCGCTTCATCTTGCTTCCTTCAGGCTTGGAATAGTGATCGCTGCCATCGCAGCCGTTTTGATTTCAACTCTTCGCAACTCGCCCGGCTTTAGATCTGGGAACCATGCGGCAGGGACGACAACGCAAAGGGAGTCGCCTTCCCATACGTCACCATTCGCTTCCGGCTTCCCGTCCCAGATTACAGGGCACGATCCGGGAATGTTGTCGCGGGTCACAAACATCAGTCAGCCCCTTCGCCATTGTTGGCGCGGAACGTCGTGTTCGCTGGCTTCTTGTCGACGCCATGCCTTTTGATGTCTTCGCGGACCTCCTCACGATCGACGCGGATATCTCTGGGAGCCTCGATCCCCAGACGAACCTTGTCGCCGCGAATCTCGACGACCGTAATAACGATGTCGTCGCCGATCATGATTTTTTCATCACGCTTTCGAGTCAAAACGAGCATTTCTGATCCTTCAGTACAAAAAGTTTCCAGAAAACTTCCAGTAAAGGCGGTAGATCCGTTAAACTGGAACGGGAAAAGCAGGGAGAATTGAAAATTCTGCCGAAACCGGCGGAATACCGTGGAACCTGCGGCACAATCCCCCGTTACTGACAGTAGGTTGCGGAACTTTCTTGGAAATGTGTAAAATCGCAACGTCCGAAGACACCACTAACAGAACGGAGATCATGATGGCACACGAGAACTGGAAGGTCGAAGAGTTCGAGATTTTGGCGGACACTTTGGCGGAGGCTGCTCGAATCATTCGCGAGGCTTCAGGCAAGGCCCGGCGATGGGGGATCACAGAGATCGTTTCGCAGGGGCGACTTGTGTTTGAGTCACGAGCAAGGATTCTTAAATTCGCGAAGGACATGGAAACAAACCTCGACGATCAGTATGCAAGCCAGATGACAAACACCCCACCGAGATGGGAAGTGAACCGAGCGAAGCACGAAGAGGCCGTCGCTCGCGAAGTCGCCAAGGCCGCTAGGGAGTCTCGCAAGTCTCACGCCGCCGTTCCGGGTGAGAAGAAAGGGCGTTTGGCTGGCCGCGCTCCGGGGAAACGGAAGAAAGACTAGCTCGCTCTCCTTCGTTTGGCAGGACCGCAGTAAAGATTAGACCGCCGGGAATTTTGCTTGCGGCTTCCTCTGCGGCACGGATATCGAATCCTCGATATTCACACTTGCTGGACGGGAACACAAAGTACATCGCTTACTCCGTTGCTTGGTCAGATTCAGAGATTGGCGGAAGGCCCAATACCCACCGCTCCAGATTGCGGCCAGCGAACAGCCAGACGCCACGCTTGTTTGATCCGTACCTGTCCAAGCCGTCTTTCAACATGCGATAGAATGTGGACTCGGACTTTTCGAGGTGTGTCCACAAATCTCTTCCGGTGTAGACGGCGTTGATGTCGATCGGGGCTGACAAGACGAATCTCCGTATTGGTGTGGTGATTCTACTCGCGAATCGCATCAGGTCAATTCAGAGACGCAACAAAATTGCATGACTGAATTTTATTTATTCCAACAATTGACACAAAAGACTCAACCTGATTCAGTTACGGAGTCTCGGGCCAAGAAAGATTTTGAGGAAAATCATGGCGGGATCATCTGCCCAGCCAGTTGCGATGGAAGATCTCTTAAGCGCGAAACTGAATCTTGAGATTGCCGTGAGGCGACTCGACTCAGCAATCAGCGTGATGGCCGAGCACGGTATAAAGACGATCCTGATGCGATCCCGGACATCGCTGACTCGCGGAGTCTCCGGAGTCTACGCGATGGCAACGGAAGCACACAACAGGGCAGAGGACGCCATCGTGTCGTCGCAGATGGGGCTTCAGACTCGCGCCGCCAACGCTAAGGAGCGATACGCCACATACGGAACCGGAAAGAAAAAGAAGACAACATGACAGTCGAAGTCTATGTCATGGATTACGGCAGGAAGTACCTGCAATTGCAATGGACGGACCCGCACACCGGAAGGCGAGTCACGCAGTCCAGCAAATGCACATCGAAACAGATGAAGCAGGCCATCCTCAAGGCTGAAGAAAAAAAGAAACAGTTAAACGCGGTGGACAGCCCGCAGGATGGGTCCATCGGATGGAAGGACTTCCGAGATCGGTTCGCCTGTCAGATGCTGTCCGGTGCAGCGACAAGAACCGCACAGACGTACATCAGCATCCTGAACATGATGGAGAAGTTCCGTCGGCCTACGGAACTGCGTCAGGTCAACTCGCGATTCCTGTCTGAGTACGCTGGATGGCTACGGGGACTCCCGCGATCAGAGACGACGATTCAGGCCCACATGCGACACATCAAGGCTGTCATGAGATGGGCGAGGGCAAATAGATTCATTCCGGAGATCCCGTCGATCCCGGTTGTCGCCAGAGCATCAAAGCGAAAGCTGATGAAGGGCAGGCCGCTCACTGATACCGAGTTCCAGTTGTTCCTGTCCAAGATCCCAGAAGTTGTCGGGATAACTCACGCTGCAAACTGGACGTGGATGGCGCGAGGATTGTGGCTGTCCGGGTTGCGGCTTGACGAATCGACGATGCTTTCATGGGATTCGACAGATGGGTTCCATGTAATCGTTGATGGCGATCGAGCAAAGCTCCGAATACCAGACTGGGTGGAAAAAGGCCACGAAGACCGGATCTACCCGCTGACCCCAGATTTCGTCCAGTTTCTTTTGGCGGTCCCGGAGGATCAGCGGCGAGGATTGGTGTTTAGGCCAACATATACAAACCATCGAAACGGCAGAATCGAAACATACCGAAACTCCAGAGAGGTCGGCAGGACGTTTTCAGCGGTCGGGAAGCTGGCTGGAATCGTCGTCGACATCAAACGACTTCCCGGCAAGCCCCCGGTGGAGAAACATGCCAGCGCACATGATCTGCGCCGCTCATTCGGTACACGATGGTCCCGGATCATTGAGCAGCCCGCCGTCCTGATGGAATTGATGCGGCATTCAGCGATCGAAACGACGATGATGTATTACGTGGGGAATGATGCCGATCAATTGCAGGACTCGATTTACAGGTCGTGGGAGCGGTTACACAACACTCCACACAACACCAGCGACGAGAAGAAGCCGAAACCTCGATAAAACAAGCTGAAATCCCTCAGGCCGAGTGGCGAAACAGGCAGACGCATCGGACTTAAAATCAAAAAAGTGCCGTCATACGCTACCCACCAGCGTCACGCGGCCTCACTTTTCGCTTATGCTTCGCGGTTTCCGTGTTTTGTTGAATGAACTCCGATAGCTCACAACACAACACTTTACACAACACTCCGCGACCCGCAGACGACAGCATACCCCGTGCTGCCGAAAGTGACGTGGAACGGAACACAACAACACCGCGATCAATCACCAAGAAGATATTGTCTGTTTCCGCTTGCATTTTTTCCTCTATCATCATTGCGCATTGATGGAGAACGGCTGAAGTTTACCAGATCCACCCGCCGATGTGCGTTACCGTCGTGACGGTCGGTTGCATGAAAAGTTGCCAACTGGTTATTTTTATTACAGAGGCGTAGGGGGGGGCGGTGCGACAGCTAATAGTTGCTGCGGCAAATCAGCACGGGCAATTCGTGGCGATTAACTCGCCGAGCAAGGCTGCACGGGAGGTCGGGATGTCCGATGCGGACATCATCGGCAGGAGAATCTGGGACTTCTGTCCACCGCCCGATTCTCGCAAAGTGCGAGAAGCATTCGCGGAGTGCCTGATCGACGGCAGGACTCCGCGATACACCATCACCAGTGAAATCAAGGGCCGGGTTGAGCACTGGGATAATGTCCTGATCCCCGTGCGAGACGCAGCGGTGATTGCGGTCGCGAGAGAGGTGTTTCCCGGAAAGACCGTGGATGTCACACCAGACGAAACCTCCACACTCAGGCTCATGCTGAACGACAATTCCGTTGAGCAGATCGCAGAGGCAATGCGGGTGCAACCGGGAGCAATGGGTCAGAGGCTGAAGCGGCTGCGGGAGAAATGCGGGGTCCACACAAATCACGGACTTGTCGCATGGTGTATCCGTTACGGAGTGCTGAAATAGCATTGGCCGAATTCTTTCGGCTGTGGAGCGATCGACGGCAGGCCAATTCCGACGGCCCGGCGTTCCACCGTACATTCGCGATCCGTGCGGAGCGTGTTTTACCGCTTGGGTTGGCGAACGTCAATGTTCACTGAAAACGAAAGTTTGTTATCCATTATTCTAAACTTTGACGGTTGCGGCATTGCTCAGCCTCCATGCCCGTGTTGACGCCGCCACTCTCTGCGAGCCATCATCATCAGTGAGTGGAATTCCTTTTTCATCCACGCTACCAACGTCTCGTTAGATGGTTCGGCGGTGAAATAGCCTTGCTGCTCTGGGCACACTTCGCCCATGTTGTGCTCACTTCCCGGCTTGCCGCAACTCCCGCAGATCGGGTCCGAATTCATTACATCACCTCAAATGAAACTGGTTCAACTTTCGGCATCCACCGTTTCGACATCGCAAGCCCCATGTCTTCGAGACCCTGCAAATACGCACCGATGACAAGCTCCTCCATCGTCAATGATGGAATTCCACTGGCTGTTTTCATGCACTGTCCCGCCCGCCGCGTCGCTATCGCATAGACCGATGACGGCACTGGTTCGCACTGAGTGACTGCCTGTCGCTTCTTGGACATCACCCCTCCCATCCGTCAAGAGTCATGTTCAACATTCCTTTGAGTTTTGTTACATACAGGTTTGCTATGTCGCGGGCGTTACATTTGGCCGAAATCCCAAGCTGCTGTGATACCGCAATCGCGAGTTGCGTTTGATCCAAGTCAAACTGCTCCGCTACGATTGGAACCCCAGCCTCAATCACTTGTGCCATCAATTGTCGCATGGTGATTCGACTGCCCGACAAGCATGGTTCGCCGCGTGCTGTTTCTGGATCCGTGGTGATTACGTCGGACTCGTCCGTTTGCAGGCAACATTGCGAACCATCTCCAACTCCCGCTTCGTGTCAGCAAGTTCCTTTTCAAGTTCAGCGATTCGCGTTGCATGGACTTTCACCGGCTGGACATCCGGGATGAAGTCCGCAGTTGGATATTCACTACGCATCATCTCTTCCGCAAACTCGCCTGATGTTGGTTGTGTGGTCATGCTGTGCCTTTCACGTACGGAATCTGAATTACGCTGTATGTTTGGTGCGAGTTATCGCCTGCTGGATGACGTTCCAGCCATCGTTGCTGACGAGCCTCTGCAAGTTCCCATGCAACTTCGTCGTCTATATCTGGAAGTTCCGGGCGTCGTTTTTCGTGTGCGGTACACTTAGCCGCGAACTCTTGCGCGTCAGACTCAACTTCGAAAACTCGGATAGGGTCGGAGTTTTCATATTGCGTGTACCCCATCACGATAAATGCCGTGCTCACGTTTCGCCCCTTCAAAAAAGCTCCCGTTGTCGCCGGGAGGTTTGGTTACGCAACCAGTTTACGCTACTCCCGATTGCCGGATCACAAAAATATCGAAGTTTGTCTAAAAATTCCCGTATTGACGTATTTTGCAGAATAGCGCCACAATCAACTTGCCCGCCAGAGATCCAACCGCGTGTCGAAAGTTCCCTGCGAACAATAGAGATGAGGTGATCCTAAAACTGGCCAAGACGTTGGCTCGGCGGGCTTTTGAAAACACAATCAGGGGGATTGGATATGAATGCGAAGTGGGCGACGAGGATTGGGCTGTTGGCATCGTCGGTAGTGGGGTGGCTGGTGGCGTGCTGGGTAACGACGCAAACCGCGTTGCCGCATCTGGCTGTCGGGGCTAGCGTGACTTCCGCAGGCTGGTTTGCTCAGGTCGTTTCTCTGATTTCCGCTTCGGGCCTGTCACTGGCAACCGTCATCGCATTTGTAAAACAGTGGTCCCCAGTCGTCCAGAATGTTCTGCCGGGAATCAAACTCCCAGACCTGACTGATCCAAAGGCCGAAAAACTGCTGTCAGACACCGTAGAACTCGGATTGGCGGTGACTGCATATCTGGCCGCGAAAGACGACAAAGGCGCACAGCGCCGATTCGCATTGGCCGCAATCACCGAACTCGGCGACATGGCCGAACTGAAATCCCCTGCGATTGCCGCCGCACTGAGTCAACTCGGCGCAGCGATGGCTACGCAATGGTTCCCCGCTCCCGTTCAAGTATCCGGAGTGCAATCGTGAGGCGACTCTATCCACTCTTTTTGCTGCTGGTTATCGGCTGCGGAGACTGGACCATCCCGGTCGATCAACCGAAGCCTACCCCAAAACCGACGCCAACTGTCCACGACGCTGGCGAGCAGGCGAAACTGTATTTGAATGGTGTTGCCGACGCATTCGATGCCGCTGCTGCGAGTTACGACGCTCACAAGCCATCGACACAGATTAACGACACGATGGGAAATCAGCAGCATGACGCCCGGTTGAATGCGTTCACCCCGTTGATGCTGGAACTTAATGCGACCCGCCCGACATCCGATGTCAGCGATTCGGAGCGAGAGGAATACGACGCCAAGTCAGCCGCACTACTCCGCAAGTGGGCTTCGCAGATCCGGGGGGCAAAATGAACTACGCTGAAATCAACGAACACCGACTTCCTCAATGCAAATCAACTGCGGTTCCCGGAAAGGTTTTCGGTCGACTGACCGTGATTGGTCCAGAACCATACAGGATCTTGCCATCTGGCAGGAAGATTCCACGGGAAAGATGCCGGTGCGAGTGCGGCAATGAAGTGGTTGTGCTTCGGAACTCGCTAACAATCGGGAACACTCGGTCTTGCGGGTGCATCAGAAAAGAAACCACTAGAGACCGCAGTTTGACGCACGGGGCAACGTCCGGCAGGGGAATGACCACCGAGTACAGTTCGTGGTCTTCGATGAAATCGCGAGTACGAAGCAAAGCCGCTGGTTACGAGGGTGTGACTGTATGCCAGAGATGGCTCGACTCATTTGACAGTTTCCTTGAGGACATGGGGTACGCTCCGTCGCCAAAGCACTCGATTGATCGTATTGAGTCTACCGGCAATTACGAGCCGAGCAACTGCCGATGGGCGACCGACAAGGATCAGGCAAATAACACTCGCCGCAATATTCGAATTACGTTCTACGGGGTCACGAAAACACTGACTCAGTGGTGCGAAATATCCGGCATTGATGCCAGAACAGCATGGGCGAGACTAAAGCAGCATGGGTGGAGCGAAAAAACTGCGGTGTGGACTCCATGCAAACGGATCGTTCGCAAAAATAGGCTGTTAGAGTTTTACGGCAAGTCGATGCCACTCACCGACTGGTGTAAGGTTTCTGGAGTAAGTCGTGCATCCGCTGTGTTAAGAATAAAAGCTGGATGGCCTGACAAGCTGGCCGTCTGGACTCCAACGAGGATTTCCAGCAATGGCTGATTTCATGGGTCTTATTCAGGAGTCTCCTGCCGAACTTGCTGATCGTCTTTCGCAGCAGATTGCGATGCCAGCGTGTGCCGCAGTTGTCACCGAAAAGTTGTGGGACAAGCCGCCAGCAGCCTTCGTGAATTCGGACCAGCAAAGCACCAATATGTGCGCGGTTAATGCTGGAACATCCGCAATGGAGGTTGTTGGATACCAAATCAACGGAAAAATGATTCAGAGGTCTCGCAACTGGCTGTATCGCGAATCGCAAAAGCGATGCGGGATTTACGGTGATCGCGGAGTTACTCTCGGCAGCGTAATTCAGGCAGGCAGAGAAGTTGGGGTTTGTCGCGAGGATATTTACCCATTCAGGGGATACTTCGACATAAATGCCCCCGCTGGATGTTCCGAAGATGCGGCAACATTCAAGATAACGGCTACTATCGACGTTCATTCTGGCGGATACAATTCGGTTCGCACTGTGATTGGTCAAAATCTCGGATGCGTGCTTATGGCGACGTACTGGCCAATTATTCATGCGAATAATTACTTAGTTGAGCAGTACCGACCGCAGGGCAACGCAGGGCATGCAAGGGCGTATCTGTTCTTATCGAGCAAGCTAGACTCCAAGGGGCGTCCTTGGGTCTGGACGGCAAACTCACATGCGGACCTTCCGTGGGAGCTTTGGTCGCCAGATGCTATCGATCAGCAATTGGAAGATGACCCGTGGGGGACCACTGGGATTACGGGGCTGTCTGTGATTGAGCCTCGCGAGGTGGATTGGGCAGGACTGGACAACCCGTTCCTGAAATGAGGGTGGCCACATGCGTCGTTTATTTTTGGCAGTTTCTCACCTACTTCTACTCCTGACTCCGGCATTTTCGCAGGAAGTCGATTTTCGTTCCGTGTTTACGGAACAGGCGACCCCTCCCCAGCCGTCCGCACTGAAGCCGATCTCCCCTCTCGACTATACAGTGCGCATCCGTGTCCAAGACGGCACCGAAAAAAAGTGGTACGCATCAGGCACTATTATCGCCGATGGTGGTGTCCTGACGTGTGCTCACGCCTGCCCGAAACTCGGTCTGGATATCACGGTCGAGTACGGCGACGATGAGTTAAAAGCAAGTCTGATTGCAGCAAACTCGGTCCATGACGTCGCATTGTTGCGAGTGGACTGGAGGTCACCACCGAAGCACATTGCCAAACTGGCGACCGTCCCAGCAAAGCAGGGCGATACCGTCCGGAGTTGTGGTCGCAACCATCGCGGGGTTCTCGATATTCAAACGCATCGCGTTACTGGCGAATCACGCTGGGAACGAATGGGAATGCTCGAATACACCAATCCGCCAGAACAAGGCCGAAGCGGCGGCGGAATCTACAACCAAGCCGGTGAAATCGTCGGAGTCGTCCACGCTTACGCTGAATTTGTTGACAACTCCGGAAAAACTGAACGCTATGGAATCGGCATCAGCCTTGAGTCAATTGAATCCGTCATTCACCCGAAACAGCAGCAGAAACCGGAGCCACCACGACAGCAGAGGCGACAGCGCCGCCGGGCCACTGTGTTCACGGGTGAGGCTCAATTCGGTATTGGCTGGTGCATCAACTGCACAAACCTGAAATCACGATGGGGCGACGGAAACGACGACATCGAAATCGTCTGGAGCACCGAGGTCGCGCCGGGTGGATTCGTCGGGGACGACAACTACCCGGCGATCCGATTTCGTGGCACGACCGGGTGGATGTATCCAGCAAACGCAGACGGTTCCTACAAGATGGTGACGGACATCGCCACACTGACCGGAATCTATGACCGGAACGGGGGCCAACCATGACTGAGATGACCGCCCCGATTTCCGGTCGCGTCCGCGATGCGATTGAGTTCGTCCGGTCGAACATTGGCGAGAATGCACAAATCACGCTGCGATGGGATCGGACCGGCGCAAGCTCGCTGCCATTGCTTGGCGGTGAATCTGGGCAATGGACCCCTGAAAATCTGTTCGGTCGCGTCGGTGAATTCTCTGCTGTTGCGCAAAACAGCAAATTGCCGGTTCCGGAAGCCAGTTGTGGCTATCGACTGATCGGCGACGATATCGAGATGACCCCCCGGTTTCTGATTCGCGGATTCGGGAAGACGCCAAAAGCAGTCGGGAGCGGCGGCGCAACAGGATTTGGTCCGATGTCAATTCTGACCGTGATCAGCCTGATTTCCGGAATCTGGTCGCTGCTCCATCCGTCGGTTTCGGTGACACTACCGGGCAATATGGAGCTTACTGCTGTCCTGTCTGGTGATACGGTAACCGTCGAATTCGTTCGAATGCCCACGATTCATGCTCAGATGTGGTTTCACCTCGACTTGGCCGTCAGCGGTGCGATCATCACACCAGACAACGCCAGAATCACTTTTGACCCCGCCAAAAACGCCGGGTTTTTCTCTCGTTTCATTGAATCCCGTGACGTGAGGTTCACATGACGCCTATCCTCGCCGATTTCACAATAGACGCTGCAACACTGAATTGGCTCATCGGAGGCACCGCCGCAGTTCTGACTACAGTCGGCGGTGGGTTGTGGGTGTCTCTACGAAAATTGTGTGAATTCCTGAAGCCACATATCGTCGGTTTTTTCACTTCACACAAGACGCTTGTTGACACGATGTCGGAACAAGTGCCGATCGTAACAGCAACGCTGGCGGGAGTTAATCAAAATCTTGAACGATTCGGGGAGACTCAGGCGCAGCATGGGGTAATGTTGAATCAGCACGGGGAAACCCTTGCACAGATCAAGGCCCGGCTGGACAGCGCAAGGACTGCCACTTGATTCGTTTCGTCCGGTTGGTATAGTTTTGTGGAACTTTCCAACAAACTGCCCGCAGGAACGGAAATGAAACTACTGATTGTCGGACTCGGACGCGCCGGGAAAGATACGGCTGGCGAATATCTGGAGTCCATCTCAACCCTGAAGTTCGCCGGGACCACTTCCCGCTATCTTGCCCCTTACGTCGCCGAACGACTCGGTGTGAGCGTCGATGATGCCTATCGCGACCGTCACAGAAATCGCGACGAATGGTATCGAATCGGAAACGAAATCAGGGAAAGCGACCCCGGAGTGCTGATCAGGGAGTCGTTGAGGTTCGGTGATATTGTCGGGGGTGTCCGGGACTGGGAGGAAATCGTCGCGGCTCGCCGGGGAAGTATGGTTGATCTCATCGTCTGGATCGAAAACATCTGGGTTCCCGTTGACCCGACCGTGAAGTTTTCTGCGAGGGAATGCGATTTGACGATTCCTAACAATTGGGGGATTGACGAGTTTCGCGGCAGGCTCCGTCGGTTTGCTGCCGCAATTGGGATTCTGAGGTGATGCGGTGCATGCGCTGGACTGGCTCGGAGATCTGATCCACGTCGTCAGTCTGGTGATTCCGAGACTTGTCTTAGTCCGTCGTACTCATGCAGGTGTTCTCTACTGTCGCGACAAGGTTAAAGCAGTTGGTCCGGGGGTGACATGGTATTGGCCGGTCTGGTCCGAAATCCAGTTGATATGCACGGTGCGACAGACGCTCAATCTGTCGTATCAATGCCTGTTCTGCCGGGACGGCTCCCCGATCGTAGTCGCCGCAATCGTGGTCTATCGAATCGAAAGTGCGGTAGATGCGCTGACAACCACAGATCAAATCGTGGATACGATCCACGATGTCGCAATGGCCGCAATTCGTCGCGTTGTAACGGCTTGCACGTTCAAAGAGATCCACGAAAACAAAACAGAAAAGGGGAAGTCGATAGACAGCATGCTGCGCCACAGGCTGCAAGCGGATCTGTCGACTTACGGAGTGTCGATTGAACGGTCGTTTTTGTGCGACATCTCCAAGCCGGTAATCGTCCGGCTGCTGTCAGATGTCGCTTCAAACTGAAAGGATTCCATGATCGAACTGAAGGGGTTGTTTCCAGTGAAAAAGCAAACGAAAAAGGCTGCACCAAAAGCAGCAAAAAATGGCTGCGGTGGCCTGCTTGATATCGCGAAATCAATTCGCCCCAAAGCTCCAGCAAATTGGCTGGATCTGGTGACTCCGCAACAGCGAGCAGAAATCATCGAAACCTGCCATGCCATCGTCAACGGAGAAATCGTAGGGAGCATCCGCGCCATCGCTGCCGCATGGAAAGCCCACGGCATTGATTGCAGTCGTGCGAAACTCACTGACTTGGTCGCCAAGGTCCGCAGGGGAGAGGTCAAGTGAAGAAGCAAAGCCTGAAGGAAGCCGCCGCAGTTGCCGTACAGCACGCCAAGGATCGCGAGTTTGAGCGTCGCATTGCGAAGGCCGAAGAACAGGCCAAGTCATACAAAGCGAAGTACGAACATGCGTGTCAGGCACTGGACGAGTATGAGCAGCGATTCGCGGCGATGGAGTCGCTCGACCATTCGATTCCAGAAATCGAGATGAAGCGATTGAAGGGGAGCGGAGAATCGACTGCGATTCTTGCGTGCAGCGACTGGCATATCGCAGAGGTTGTCGATCCGTCAACAGTCAACAACCTCAATGAATTCAATGTCGAGATCGGCAGGAAGCGCGCCGTCGCAATGTTTCAGCGGGCCGCGATGATGATCGATGTCGCAAGGGGGCTGTCCCCTGTAAAAGAGATGGTCGTATGGCTCGGTGGTGATTTCATCTCTGGGGCACTGCACGATGACCAGAAAGAAAACGACGAAATCAGCCCAACAGAGTCAATCATCGTTTGCGAAGACATGATTGTGAATGGCATCCGCTTCCTGAAACGGGAAGCAAAGATGTCGCGAATCGTGGTAGTCACATCGAACGGCAACCACGGCAGGACGACACCGAAGCCAAGGGCGTCAACATCCCACAGCACTAGCTTCGAACAGTTGATGTACTGGCATCTTGCAGCGACGGTGAAGGATGCCGGTGTTTCATGGAAAGTCGAGAACTCATACCACAACTTCCTGCCCATCTATAATCGCGCATATCGTTTCCACCACGGGGATTGCGTGAAATATCTCGGTGGGTCGGGTGGCCTTGGAATCCCACTGCAAAAGGCGATTGGGGACTGGGACAAGACGATTCCTGCCTATCACGATGTCTGCGGGCACTTCCATCAAACATCCTTCGCCCGAAAGTATTCCGTAAATGGCTCGCTCGTTGGTTACAACAGCTATGCAATGCGGAATAAGTGTGCCTTCGAGGAGCCGTCACAGAATCTTTTGATCACCAGTAAGAAGAGGGGTAATACGCTGGCAATGCGGGTGTTTGCAGACTGACATGGGATACATCACTTCAAACCCAAATGAAGTCCACAGCCGTGGGGTGTATCGCATCAGGAACACGGCCAATGGCCATGTTTACATCGGTTCCACGTCCCAGACATTCAATAGGAGATGGAATACCCACGCAAGCTACCTATCGCGAGGCGCGCACCATAACGCACCACTCCAGAGAGCATGGGTAAAGTATGGTGCTGATTCGTTTGTGTTCGAAGTTCTGGAAGTCTGCGAACCAAGGCATCGGTTTGATGTTGAGCAGGTGATGATCGACTTCTACCAAAGGATTGGCCAAGGATTGATCTACAACACGCTTCGAGTCGCTGGCAGCGCAAAGGGCTATAAGCACACCCCAGAGGCAATGCAGAAACTGCGAGGGCGCAAGATGAGTAAGGACGCCGTTGAGAAGTGTGCGGCAGCTAGAAGGGGAAAGCCAAGGTCTCCGGAAGTAAGGAAAAAGCTATCCGAAGCAAATAAGGGGAAGCGACACTCGCCAGAAACAAAAAAGAAAATGAGTGATGCTCGAAAGGGAAGGGTTTTCCCCGCTGATGTCGTTGAGAAGATTCGGCGAGCCAATACGGGGAGAAAGGCTTCACCAGAAACAAGAGCCAAGATTGCGGAAGCCGCCAGAAACATAAGCGACGAAACGAGGCGTAAGATGGCTGAAGCAAAGTTGGGCCACAAACCAAGTCCAGAATCAATAGCCAAGAGGCTTGCGACGATGGCAGAAAACAAAAAGAAAAGGCAGCAGGAATTAAATGGCGAGCTTCAATAAAGTAATTCTCATTGGCAATCTGACTCGCGATCCACAGGTGAAATACACGACCGGGGGAACCGCAATCGCGGAAATCGGTCTGGCTGTAAATCGCGACTGGTACGACAAGTCAACCAACCAGAAAAAGAGCGAGGTCACGTTTGTTGACGTCACCTATTTCGGGAAGACTGCCGAGGTGATCGGCGAGTACATGAGGAAGGGTTCTTCCATACTGGTGGAAGGCCGATTATCTCTCGATTCATGGGACGACAAGGCGACCGGCCAGAAACGAACCAAGCTGAAGGTCGTCGGCGAACAGATGACGATGCTAGGCGGTCGTAATGGCGGAGGTGAACGCCAGCAGGATCACGGCTCGGAACCGCAGCAATCGGAGCCACAAGCCGAACCATCCTATCAGGGCGGCAGCGACGAAGTGCCGTTTTAAGCCGCTACTTTGCGGGTGTCGCCCGTGCGACTCTTCCGGGGGTTGAGAATACTTCGTGTAAACCACGGGCAGTCTTTAACGCTTCTCTCGTCGTCTTCGCCTCAACCCAGCAGACATACACCCATTTCCCAGCAGCAGAGCGGACTTCAATGTTAAATCTCGTTTTTCTGTCACCCGATGAAGTTGATTGCGATTCGCTCTGCTTCTCTGCAAACTCGCCCGGTTTCTTTCCGTCATGCGATTCGTGCTCGCGGGGATGTTTTGATTCGTCGAATGAATTGGAGAATTCGAAGTGGTCGGTAAGAATATCAACCGCACGCAGGAATCCGTCTTCCATGTTTCTGCCCTCTGGTTTGTGTGTCTGTAACGGGAAATGATACCCCAGTCACTGATTTGTACGCCAGACCAAACCCCAGTCACAAAAACGCATTGACGTCGCACCGTATTTGTCATCGAATTTCATTCAGAATCATTTCTGCCGCAGCGGCGAGTCCACGGTCGACCTGTTCATGAATCATGTTTGATGCGACGGTTCCGGCGATCCGTAGTTTGCTGGACACTCGCCGACAAGAAATCAGTTCCATGCCGACGTCAAACGCATTCGCTGGGTGCATGCAGTACGCAAGGTAAAAGCCGCTTGGCAGTTCCCATAGATCCGCCAGTTTCGCCAGCCGTTTCAAGCGTTCATTCGCCGACATCCAATCGGCTTGCAGTTTGTTTTTCATCGGAGACAGTCCAGTGACAAATCTTCGCGCCATGGTCAGCAGTTTCCTTTCGGGCTGGTTCATTACGGCTCTTTTGGTGTCAATTCCAAGAATTACTTGGCAACGGCTCGCGTCAGCATTCGCAATCGTTCCTTACCGAGTCTCAATCGGCTTTTGACGGTCGGTACGCACAGATGCAATTCTTCCGCGATCTGGGGAAGGGATTCCCCCTCGCAGTATCGTCGCAGAACATCGGCCTGATCGGCGTTGAGTTCCGGAAGATGCTGGCGGATCTGTTCCAGAGCCTCTTTTGCTTCGGCCCGGCAGAGCGGACTCATCTCGTCTGATGCAATTGGTCGTGCATGTCCGTCGTCATCATACATCGGGACGGCTTTCCGGGCTTGCATGGCACGGACCCCGATGACGTTTTTGCGGCGTCCGAAATCGATCCAGATGTGACGGCACAGCACTGATACCCATGCCGAGGCGTCCCCAAGGGCGGGGTCGTATTTGCCAGCGTTCTGGAGAATCCGCATCAGTGCATCTTGTGCCAGATCTTCGGCGGTGTGGTAGCACCTGATGCGAACCCAGAAGTAGTCGACAATCTTCCGTTCGTATCGCGTCGCGAATTCCGTGAACGCGGATTCGTCGCCATCGGCCATTCGTCGCAGTAGGTTGTTCATTACAAGCTCCCGTTCTCGTAGAGATCGCGAACCTCGCTGATCGTCAATTCTCTACCATTGAGAATGCCGGTCTTGCGGGACAGTGAAAGCAGGTGAGACCTGCGGTCGGCGTCGATGCCTTTTGTTTTGTGTGCGGCGTTGATGAATGCGGTCCATCTGTCGCCGTTTTCAAGTGCCATTACGCGGCCTTCTCCGAAGTCTTTTGCGTATCGCTTGGCGACGTCCCTGTCGTTGAAGTGAGCGACGGGCACGCCGGACATATTCCCGGAGACTCCACCGATCACATAGACCCCCGGAATTGATGGTCGCTCATACAGTTCAGCCCAGAGCGTTCCGTATCCACGAACCCGAGGGTTGAATCCGTCCAGATCCTCTTTCGGAATGCTTCTGTTGTATTCGTCGAAGAAACGATCGGTTTCGCTGAGAACATCATCAATGTTGCGTCCGAAGTATGGGGCAGGCAGCGTCATGTTGTTCCGTTCGTTGCGATGTTTTCCGTTGACCACACTGGGGAGAAGGATACCAACCGTATCGGTATCTGCAATAGAATTATTTGAGAAACTTCCCGTGATCGCGTATGATTGTCCCGAACTACAAGCACGGTCGAGAAATACGATTTGTTGGAAACTTCCAGAAAATTGTGATCCGAACGGAAAATCGAGCGTAGATACTGGCAAGGAGACAGAGATGGGAAAGAAAAAGCCGCCAGAAGAACGCACGCATACTCACGTCACATTCAATACAACGGAAGAGGAGCGGGATCTATTCAGCCGGGCCGCACGAGCAACCGGGTTGAGTAGCCGAACGGACTGGATGCGTTCAATTCTGATTCCAGCCGCGAAAAAGGCACTGAAGGGAACCGGCAATGCGCCAGATTGAAGAACTGCGAACAACCGGGGATTCCTGCGTATTTCGGATGTTGCGTCGAGTGTTCACGCTCGGTTTTTCTCGCTGCCGTCCACATCGGGGCGAGAACCGGAATTGGAACGCTCCGAAGCCAGATAAGTACAAAAACAAGCGGCGATAATATGGTCGTCCGAATTAGCCAGCACGCTCTCGAACGATTCCGGCAGCGATCAAAAGTCGCTCGTCAGGATTATGAGGTCGTTCGCTTGCTGAAGGCGATAGTGATGCTTTCGGCGTCCGCTCAACAATCAGGTGGGTGGAGATTGAGAAGCCGGGGGATGGTAGTTGTTGGGGAGACCGTCGGCGATGTTGCCACGGTTTGTAGTTGCTGGTTCCTGAAGGAGACTCGTAAATGAGTTGGCTGCTTGGTCTTTTCGGGTTGTGCTGGAAGTCGGAGGCGGATGAGATGTATCAAAAGCTCGTTGCGGCGGAACGAGATGCTTTGCGCCTACAATTAGATGCCTCTCGGTTGAAAGACGACCTAAAAACAAGCGAGGCTCTGCACAAATTACTGCGAGCCGAAAACGCAGTGCTGCGGGATCAAATCGCCGATCTCGAACTGGAAGATGGCGATGACGACGACGAAGACTTCGACGATGATTTTGATGACGATGATTACGATGAAGAGGACGAATACTACGACGATGAGGATGACGACGAATGAACTTGATTCGACCCAACCCAGCCACAATCAAAACCGGGAATGCCGCGTCGGAACTACGGCGGTACGCATCCGAAATGCGTGATTCTGGGGTGCCCGTGCAAGGATGCGCGTGGATCGAAGTTACGGCTGACCTGATCGACCGGCAACAATCCAAGATCGAAGCACTCGAAAAGGAACTCAATGCCACGCAAGCCGACTCGAAGACCCGCGAAGCGTAAGGATCTGACCGCCCCGGAATCCATGAAGCCACCGCAGGAGTGGTCCGGTCCGACGTTGAAACGTGTCGTCAAGCCAAGGACGAAGAATCACGCCGCCTACATGAAGTCTATGGCCGACAATACGATCACGTTTGCTCTCGGCCCGGCGGGGGGCGGGAAAACCTACATGGCGGTAGGTTACGCATCGTCACTATTGGCGTCAGGTGCGATCAAGAAAATCGTCCTCTGTCGTCCAATGGTTCAGGCTGGAGAAACGGACGAAATCGGATTCTTGCCCGGTGACGTCGGCCTCAAAGCTGGTCCGTTCATGGCTCCGCTGACCGATGCTTTGTTAGACTTTTTCAGTTCGCAGGACATCGACAGGCTGATGGAATCCGGCGCGTTGCAAGTTCTGCCAATTTCCCTGATGCGTGGAAAGTCGCTTCGATCGTCATTCGTGATCGTCGATGAGGCTCAGAACTGCACCGCCAAGCAAGTTCGTCTCGTCCTGACTCGCATCGAGGCGGGCTGCAAGGTCGTTCTTGCAGGGGATCAGGGACAGTCGGATATCTCCCACATCCACCCCATTGACGAAATTGCCGACTGGTTGACAGGGACAATCGCCGGTCCGCCAATCGCAGGGATCGGTCGCATTAAGTTTGATTACGCCGACAACCAGCGAGACCCGTTAATCACTGAGATCGACAAGAGAATGTCGTCACGAATTTAGGGAAACCGTGGAAAACCGATTGCCGCCAGAACCAGAGGAGCCGCATGAGCACGATATCGAATCGCGGATCATCCTGAAGTCGATCAGCCATCACATGGGCTGTAAGGCGGTCTATGCCGACATCTCGCCGGATACCGGGCAGGCATTCCTGTTCACTGCGGATCTGGCGTTTCTCGGTGTCGCCACTGTGATCGTCAGCGAATACTGCGGGGATGAGTTGATCGACCGCATGAAATCAAGCATGGTCGTCGGCGTCGAACTGGTTGACGGATTGCAGTTGATCTCGAATGATAAGGAAAACTTCGCCGGACTGATGCCGGTCGGAAAGGAAATGGAGGATTGTTTGGGTGCCCTAAGCCCGAAATACTTCGACAGATTGCCCGATCACATCAAACGAAGGAACGCCGCTCAGTGGTGATTTTATGAAATTCCGAGAATTCGCACGGATTCTGTATTGCAATTGTCGTGGCGGCGGCGATAATCACTTTCGTTACGCCAATTCAACCGCGAACGAAAGAAGAACCAAATGATGACTCAAGAAGATCAGGATTACGAATTCAATTCCTACTACGATCACAAGATTGGCATGTTCGACGCTTTGGACCCACAAGCCGAAGCTGAGTCGGACGCATCTTGTGCTGAAGAAGAATGGCGACAACTCAATCCTGCGGAGCGATTCGTCCGAATTTCCCAGTTTGAGCGAACGATGCTCAAGTATGCCAGCACTGCAAGCTACGGGGCAGATGTCCCGTTCTAGGACGAAACGGGAGCAATCCCGTCTGCCAGTTACGCTGGCACTGATGAGTCCGACCGCCAGCAAGGATCGCCACCATGAAAACGAAGGCCACAAAGCACGATCTTGAGCGAGAAATCGCTGACCTGAAATCGCAATTGAAGGCCGTTCGTAATGAAATGGCCGTTTTGGAGGAAACGAATTACTCCAGATATATTCCATTTGGCCCGAAACTCGAACTTTATGACCACCCATTCGAGAGCGATATTCGCAACGCCGTCAGCAGCCAATTCGACGGACGAACCGGATGGGTTGTTGTTGAACTCGGCAGCGATCACCCTTTCCGCTTCGTGTTGGTGAACGTCAGTTACACCAACGAAGATGGGACTTGGGTTGACAGCGGATTCTACAGATTGGCCCGCCAGACTCGCGAGCGAGATTATGATAAGAACGTATGGGGCGAATGGGTGAACAAATAGTCAGCCGGAGCGATCAGAAATGTGCGAAGAAAACCCGGAATTCAGAGACTCCTCCGAACTTGTCATGCGAGAGCATGGTGATATCGCAATTGATAACGTGAATTGATCCAAATGAGAAAGCGTAAAAGCTGGAACGAGCAGATATGCTCAATCGAAAACAAGGGATACTCTGCCTTCACGAGCGGCCAGCCTATTGAATCCAATCCGTATGTCGGCGGACATCGCAATCAAAACGGGAGCGGTGGCCAGTTGCAGAGACAACGGGGCTATGCGTGGTCGCGAGGCTGGAGGCTTGCGGAATCAGAGTCCCAAGAGAAACCCGCGTAGCGACTGAATCCGCCGCGCGGTAAAATCCACGGCTAAACTGCAAGGAACCCGAATGTCTGCATCGTCACGATTTTCGCCACAGGACTGGGAGGCCACTTTAGTCGCCTGCCACTACCATCCAAAGCACGTCAAGGAACTGATGAAGCTGAGGGACGACATGCACGACTACGAAATGCACGTCCACCGGCTAGCAACAGATCCGAACCATAAAGTCCCGGACCCGCCGAACGTGACGATGCGACTCGGGCAGATCATTGGTGATGATGCCATGCGGCAATTCAGCCGCGACGACGAATCCCCGCTCGAACTCGCCTGCCGACTCTCTGGGATCGGCCCGGCTGATGTTATCGCGTCTCTACCGTCGGAATTCAGCCGCCAGTTAGACGATATCGGCCCCGTTGAATTCGGCCAGAAGTCGTTTGACTGGGACGAGACTGCGGTACACCGGGAAACGTCCGCTCACGACGGGAAAAAGCCCGGCGAATTCGCACCAAAGCATGACTTCCCCGCAATCAATGCCGTGAAAGACGAATACAAGTTTCCGGAACGGCTGAATAAGCTGACTGCGATTCTGGATGCACATCAAACCGGAGATGTCCCGAAGGCTCAGTTCGAAATGGCCAAGAGCCACCTCAACTGGATTAAAGACGCAAAACGCCATTTGCTCGACTGGATGCACGCGGACCGAGATGGGGATACTGATGCCGAACACCCACCAATGTCTCCAGCAGAAAGCGAGGCGGTTCGTGAGGCGTATTATGGATTCAACAAGAAGTCCATCAAGGCACTCGAAAAGCTGAACTCCGACCACCCAGCGGTAAAATACGCTCTCGCTCTGAATGCGGAACTGGACAAACTTGGCTCGCACATCGAATCCATGAAAGACAGGGTTGTCACGGCGGCACAGCAAAGGGAAGCCAAGAAAGCCGCAGCGGTTCGCGCCGAGAAGTCGAAGCCAGTGACCTCACTTTCGAAGGTTGTTGCCGAGGCGACTGAAACACTTCGCCCACAAATGACGTCCTTCTTTAAGCGAGTAATGACTGATCGGTTGAGTCTTCTGAATCGCATGGTTGACGAATACAACTCACAAGAGATTCCAAAGTCCACCGGGATTAGACTCACCAAGGAAGAACGAGACGCAGAGGAGTCCAGAAGCCGAAAATGGAAAAGCATCCAAGTCCTGTTCTCTGAAGTGCGAAACTGCCTGAGCGCTGACGCATCGGTGATGGAGGGAAACCACAAATTCGACGATGCTCGACTCGAAAGCCAGTCCAACGCATACGCCACGGGAGTCATCGAAGGGATGAGGTCCAAGATCAACCAAAAGCTGGAGGATCTTGACGACGCCAGCTTTAGGCATGCCAGCGGCGGCGAAAACACATTCGGATTGCACGGAACTCGCGACGGAAAGAAAGTCGAGATTCAGCAGAGCGTAAAATGGAACGTATCGTCTCTCGGGAACCCATTCAATCAGTATCCGGCCCTGATCTACGTTGACGGCAAGAGCGTATCTGAGGCGAAGTACAAAAGCATGTTCAGTCAGAAACCTGAACATCCGTCAAGTGAACCGGAGAAGCCAAAAGGCTCTGCACAGTCATTCATCTCTACCGTGCGGGAAATGGGATACAAAAACCCATTCTCCAATGAGACAGTTGTCGGAAACGCCGCCGTAGAACTGCACGCCAGCCCGGACGGATCGGTCTGGTTGAAAAGCATTCGGGCACTGACGCCGAAAAAAGGCGACGGCAGCGCAATGCTGAAGCAACTCACGAAACTGGCGGATGAAAACGGAGTCGAGATCAAGGGCGAAGCGGTCCCATTCGGCAAGAGCATGAGTGCTGCGAAGCTCAAGAAATGGTACGTCGCCCACGGATTTACGCTGAACGGAGAAGAGTTTACCTACACGCCAACTCCACGATTGAAGATCGGCAGCGGACCCATGCGATCAATCCCAATCGAACAGCCGGAGCAAGAATAGCCAATGTCGCTCGAATCCGACCTGCAAACCGTACTCGGTTCATTTGTGGAAGTTTCCACGCCAATTCCTTTCTCAAGAACCGCCGCACCGGGGCAGAAACGTCTCTGGAATGAGGCCGATGTCAGCCGGGAGTCCGAAGCCCATGAGGGGAAGCGCCCCGGCGAGTTCGCCCCGAAGCCACATGAGGGCACTGTTGACATCGGGAACGGAGTGTCGCTTAAAACTCATCCGCCAAAAACACACGTTATTAGGCCCGGCAACCAGTACGACACCCATTATTGGGAGGCCATAAAAAACGGAGAGACCATCGGCAGCGGGAGATATGCGAACTACGGAACCGCAACCCAGCCACTGGAGGTATCGGTGAATCCGTCGCATCGCGGTCAGGGAGTTTATTCGTCGGTGTTGGCGGAACTAAATCGCCGCGCGACTGTAATCCCGAACGACCTAAGCGTAAGCACTGAAGCAAAAAGGGCGTGGAACAGATTTCGAAAACAAACCGGAGAGCAACCACAGTTCCCAGAAGCTATGACTCCGCAAGAGAAAAAGTCAAAAACGCCAGCCGGTCAGAATCTCCTGTTCGACTCCGGCGTCAGCGATCAGCCCGTAGCGAAGCCAGCCCCGCAACCGAGTGAGTTGGAGAAGATTGACGACGAGCAGAAGAAATCGAAGATTGCTCCGGTCGAAGGGCAGAAAGAGCTATTTGAGGGTGGATTGGAGCCTGTTCATCACCACGTCGCGAAGCGATTCGGGATTCCCCCGCACGCCGTCAAGAGCCTGATGGAATCCGGCGTGCCAGAATTGCGACGCCGCGACGAGTGGCTAGCTGAGAGTAATGGGGCTTCCCCGCAAACCGGGTTCGAGACATTCCCTCACGGCACAGCACGGATCAACCAATTCGGCGATCCCAACGAATCCTACGTTGATTACATGACGGAATTCAGCCCGCACGATATCGAGCCGACGGAACCAGAGGACGGAATCAAGAAAAGCCAGACGTACAAGGATTACGTCCAATGGGCGAAGGCGGGCCACCAGCCTCCCCCGGTCAGTGTGTTCAGTAGTAACAATGGCAACGGGAAACTGTTGACCTCAAGCCGCCGCAGAACGCTGGCCGCACGAGAGGCGGGAGTCGCAAAGATTCCAGCATGGCACGGACCCTATAACCCTGAAACCGGCAACCCGCTGAAATACGGTGACGTGATGAAGGCCGTAAACGAGTTCCACTCTCAGCAGTTTTCGCGAACGCTCAATGAAGTCACCCCGATAGAGTTCTCTGTCGCTGCTCCGCCACGTAAACGTCGAGTTATCGACGACAAGCGAACTCGCGAAGATGTTGACGAAGACGAAAAGGTATTCGGCAAGAAAAAACGAATCCCGACCGATGGTAACAAACCAGAAACCGGCTGGACGAAAGTCGGTGGCAGCACGGTCCACGTCAACGATGATGGCGTCATCGACAAAGGCTGTCCCGGATTGAAGGGCGAGGAAGTCGAAGACCTGATTGACGAATCCGACGAATCCCGCGAACGCCGCGAAGCCCGGCAGGCATACGCTCGCGCCGCTGGCATCACCGGAGATCAGATCACAGCCGAGCAAGCAAAAGCGATGGGGAGCGATGCTCACGTCGAAGGAATGAAGCAAGCCAAGGCAGTAGCGGAAGCAGATCCACGCCCAACAATCGGCACATCTGACGTTCTCCGTGGAGTGGACGACCAGACCGGAGAGCTAGCCGGGAACGGTCACGAGCTTCTGCAATCCAACAATCGTGAGCACCCAGAATCCAACGAGCAATTCGAGGGAACTGGAATGCCGTCGCCGATGAAGTTCATGGACGACGAAGACGAAGGCACCCGCCCGCAGTGGATGGGACCGAAGTTGTCGGAGATGGTCCCGATTCCGCCACGACCGAAATTCCTGCGAGATCGTGAGCCGCTCGACCACGATGCCGCAGCACAGTACCAGCCCCAGATTGACAAACTTGAGGCGGATATCGCCAAATGGCGAGATGCTCGCGACGCGATGAAAAAAGGCCGCGACGTCGGCCAATTCGGGCTTTCTCCAGAACAGAAAACCCCAGAATACGCCGATGCGCAAATCAAAGCACTGCAAGGACCGCTGGGGAAACTGAAACGGCAGTTGTCTGACTACCGGATGCGATCAACTCCAAACCAAAATCCAGCAACGCAGACATGGACCTCGCTGGACTCCGCAGCAGAGGGAGCGTCATCAAAATTCGGAATCCCAATTCACCACATTGTCGAAGCCATGCCGGATGCGTATTTATTCCGGCTGGCGCAGTCGATCGAGCATGAATCGCTCAAAAAGGCAGCACGCAAGAAACTGCAAATGCACGCCGGTGATTTGGCAAGAATCGAAAACCAGCATTCCGACTGGTCTGATGTCCCCCGCTTCGACGAGGCTTCCCGAGAATTCGCGTCAGAAAACCCCGGTGCAGGTCTGGACCCATACGCCCACGATACGCCAGACAAGGTGTGGAGCCTGATCCGTGAGGGCGCGACGTCGATGCCAGCCAAGGACTCCCCGGAAATCGCAGAGCTTGCCGCACAGATGATTTCTGGCGACTACAATCGGAAGCCGCTGGAGTTCACGTCAGAAGATGACCATGACGATCATGGCGACGATTTTTCAGATGACTGGGGAGGAGAACACGGCGACACGTCATTCGATCCGAATTCGTTCAGTCGATGGATACTCAATGCCGGTCCCGTGGAGTTCGCCCGCGTCAGGCCCGCCCGCAATCAATCTGCGTTCAATTGGGATGAGGATGCCCACCCCCGAGAGGCCACTGTACACGACGGAAAACGACCGGGAGAGTTTGCCGCAAAGCAGGGAGTCGCCGCGCCGCAGGAGATCGACCACGAATCCGACTACAAGCAGAACGGAACCCGATCAAAGGCGTTTAAGGCATGGTTCGGCGACTGGGAGCATGACCCCGCAAATGCGTCAAAGGTTGTCGATGCCGATGGTGAGCCGCAGGAAACCTCGCCGATTGACGGAACGGGATCGAAGGTGATGCGGGACGGAAAGCCAGTCGGCGTCTACCACGGAACAAATGCTGGCCCGTTCGGCAAATTCGAGAAGCGATGGGGGAAGGCGACAGCAGGCGGAAACAGCGAGAATCTACTGTATGGTCCGGGGATTTATTTCACAGAGACAGAGCAACTCGCAAAGGAGTATAGCTCAATCAAGAGCTTTGCGTTCAATGGCGACATTGAGCGACTGAAGTCGGAGACGGAACAGCAGATCAGGCACATGGAGACTCACGACTACGGCGGTAGCCACGTTCAGTTGGAAAAGTCCCTGAAGCAACTGGAGTCGATGACACCGGAAAGGGTGGCGAATCCGACAGAATCAAATGACAGGGTTGCAATTTCCGTCCTGAAAAACTGGCTTCCAGTTCATGTTGTGGACAGTTTCTGGGAAGATCAGTCTCAGCCGCATGTTTTTAACTGCTTCTTGAATATCCGAAAGCCCTTAGATGCCGACAAGGGAATCCCGGATGACATTCTGGGCCGATTGGACGAAGGCACCCTTGAACAACTGAAGACGCCACTGCAAGATGCGGCCAAGAGGATTCAAGACGCAGAGAAGTACATCAGCCAAGGAAGGGCGATGATCAAGCTGATGGGGGAGCAGTTTAATTCTCCGCACACCGACGAAAAAACAAAGGCCGAACTGCAACAAAGCAAGACTGAGTATCTCCATTCGATCAATGGCAAAAATCAGATGATCGACTTCCTTAAAAGGCAGATCGAGCGAGGGATTTCATACGCGGCAGTCGCGGAGCAAGTCGGCGGAAAGACGAGACTGAACGAGATTCTTGCCGAAGCGGGATACGATGGAATCACCCACACTGGCGGTCGCATCATGGGCAAGGTGGAGCACCGCGTCTGGATCGCATTCGAGCCGAACCAAATCAAGGCTGTCAATAATCGCGGCACGTTCAATCCAGAAGACGACCGACTCGAATTCAGCCGATCCGACGAACTCGACACCATCGCCGAACGCATGGGGGTTGATGCGGACTCGCTCCGCGCCGCAATCGCATCAATGCCGGGACCGAAATCGGAATCGCTGACGTGGATTCGGAAACTGATGCACGATCCAAGCCGTGGAGTTCTCCGGGATCGCAATGGCCACGTCATCGGATTCCTGACACGCAACGGCCAGAAGATCCAACTCAGGGACGCTCGCGGGCATCAGTCCGGAACCGTCACTGGATCGTCATTCCGCGACAGCAAGGGCCACGTCACCGGGACATTACAGGAATTTTCTCAACAACTCCAAGATATTGAGCCGGTCGAGTTCGCACGGATCAAACCGGCCCCCGGCCAGATGTCGTTGTTCGATGAGGGAAATGTGAATCGGGAGACGGAAGCCCACGAAGGGAAACGACCGGGCGAGTTTGCGCCGAAAACGGAGCCAGCGGCCACCCCCGCACCAGTCGCGCAGAAGCCACGAAAGATCGGCAAACGAGAATTCAAGGCGGCACCATCGACAACTGTGGACTTCCCGCAGACCAATTCATTCGGGCCAATCCCCGGCGTGAAGATGAAGCACATCGACGGAACGACATTCTTCACAAACCCGAAAGACGACACGCACGTTCTAGCGAAAGTCCCGACGCATCACGTCGAGCGATTCATGGACGAGATCAGTGGGCGGATTTCGCATCCCGCCAACAGCGGACATCCGACACTTGACAGAGTTCTCTCCGGGCACGGCACGCACATCGGCAAGGGACACGAATCAACGGCATTTGACGCTGGTAACGGAATGATAGTCAAGGCTGCGGTTTTGACACCGTTCCATATCAGCCAGCACGGTGTCCGAACACCAGCAGAGGCCAACAAGATCGTTGATGATTCCGTCGCAGTGACGAATCACTTGCGGGCGGCTGGTGTCCCCGGAATCCTACCTCAGTACGGCATCCAACATGATGGCCGGTCGTTCGCTGTTCAGAAGAAAGTTGACACTCAGTCACCGCTGAAAACACACCATTTCGATCAACTGGAAAAGACGATTCAAGGCATTCACAACGCCGGTTACGCGGTCAAAGACCAGATTCAGGCCGGACTCGACCATAACAGAAACGCCGCGATTTACGATATCGGCAGCGCTGCAAAACTGGAGGGAGGCCGATACGACGATGACGACAAGCGGCAGGATTTCAATAACCTTGCGTATTTAGCGAAAAAACACGGAGTTGACTACAAAACCCCAGAGCAGCGGCGGGCACCGAATGACTACGATTCGATGTTGTGGCATATTCAGGACCATCCGGGAATGACGCGAGACGAGGCCAGAACCGCGAAGCTGAGACTGGTCGGCGCGGCAAGCCGAACAAAGGCGGTCGATCCGGATATGCACGAGCTTCTGTCGGACACCCACGCCGATGCAATGCAAAAGTTGGAAGGCTGGATCAATCAGCCCAAGGTGGAAATGTCACGCACCCCCGCAGCCGGGCAAGGCTCATTCAACTGGGATGCCGACGAACACCCTCGCGACGAGATCGGGAGATTCAAAGACAAACTGCATCACCAGATCAAGGAATACTTGAGCGACGGAAGCCATCGCCACATCCGAGACATCCATGACCACACCGGGCACAAGGATTACGACGCACTTGATCCGCTGTCGAATAAGGCCAACGCGGCATTGAAGGAACTTCGCGACTCCGGACATATCAGCGGGACGACACCAAGCATCGGAGAGCCGCAGTTTTACATGACGGAAGAACAGATCGCGAAGCACAAGAACCCGGAATCTGACAGCAATGTGACGAAGCGTCAGGACGAATCTGACGAATCTGACGTCAAAACTGACGGAGCGTCAGGAAAAGCGACAGAACGTCAGGAAAGCACTGACAGCGGAAAACTTGGGTCGCAGGGATTCAAGATCGAGAAAGTTGACGACACTCGACAGTACGAAGAGATTGATGATGACAAGTGGGAGCCAATCGCGGGAAGCGGTCGAGATCACGCATGCGACCGTTGCGGCAAGAATCACGTCATTCACTACCATGTCAAATGCCGTGCCACCGGGAAGGATCTGAATGTCGGCAGCGAGTGCGCTGGAGCTACCGGAATTGACGACAAGAGCAAGCACAAAACATTCCAGTCCGCAGCTAGCACCGTGAAAAAACTGGAATCCATGCGAGACGGAATCAAGGCGAAGCTCGACAAGATCCCAGCGATGCAAGCAAAAGTCTCGGAAATGGAATTCCCAGAATGGGCCGTTCAGCCATCGAGTCTTTTCAAGAAAAAACAGGGGGATCATCCACGCTTCGAATTGACGCTTGGCGACCTAAAGCAACAACTCCCGGATTCATACCACGGATGGACACAGTACAGCCCGCATATGGCAGCACAGGCATTGAGCGAAGCAAAGTCGTACCTACGTCGCGAATGGGAGTCGAATAGAATTGGTGAACTGGTCGCCGACGCTGGGATGTACGATCCGTCAAAGCACGGCAGATCGTATGGAGCATATCTCCCTAGAAAGCTGAAGGACGATCTTGAGAGCGTGGAAAACCGCCTGAAGAAAGCGAAAAAGAAACTTGAGTCACTGACTGAGCCTGAAGAGTTTTCTCGACTGCTCGACATCACGCCGGTCGAATTCGGGCGAAAGCCAGCCGCCGGACAAAAAGGATTCGACTTCGACGCCCCGGTTACGGAACCGATCGCCGACAAGGAAGCAGAGAACGAACCGACAAAGCAATCCAGTCTGTTCGCAGACATCCCCGCAGAGCACCTCGACGAAGCGAAAAAGCTGTCGGAACTGCACGGCGGACGGGAAGTCAAGAAGACGAAAACGGGCTGGCAGGTAAGATCACCCAAGGGCGGCAAGGTTTCCGAAGTCAACGGAATCCACTATCCGGGCGGTCAGTTCATGCCGATCCACGGGCTGACTGAGAAGAAAGCCGTTCATCCACCAAAAGCCGATCGACCGAAGTTCCCGGAATCATCGCCGCAGGAGAAGAAGGAAAAGACGGACGGCGGATGGTCTGGTGGACAGCGATCCCCGATGACTCTGGATGAGATTGAAGAACTCCGGAAACGACGGGAAGAAGAAAAGACATGGGCAGATATTCAGCGTTCGCCGCTTGGTCGATTGCTCGACTTGGGGGACAAGCCGAAATATAAACAGGGTACGATTCCGTTCACCGATCAATGGCGGGAATACGCCGAACGTGTCGGCCCCGTCGCGATGGCGGAGATGAGGGACCAATTTGAAAAAGAAGTTCACGGAAAGATAGACAAGGAATGGCAAGACGCCATTAACGAACAGTCTAGCATGACCGACGACCAGATCATGCGACGCCACGGACTCAGTAGCGTCGGGAGATTCTCGCCAGAGGATGCAGAATGGGACAAGAATCAACTGAAAGAATCGGCTGAGAGTTCCGCCACGCAATGGAAGCCAAGAGCAGGAAGGGCCATCGAAAAGAGCGTTCCCGGAACCCACTACGTCCGCGAATTGATCGGCCATATCCTATCGACCGACAACGGTATTCCGATCGGAGAGATGAAGCGAATCGGCGACATTCTAGCATCGCACGAATCCGCGTCCCGAGCAGACATGGCCGATCCAGTCGAAGCCAAGAAAAACGGCTACTACCCTAACAAATTCTCCGGCACCACGGCCAGTGGAAAGAAAGTCAAAGCTGGCGACGGCTGGGTCAAGAAAAACCAACAGACCGGGAAGTACGAAACCTACACCGACGACGAGGTGAAGTCGGCAATCCAGCAATTCAGTCGGGATCTCGAAATCTGCCTGCAAGAGTTCAGCAACAAGGACCGGGAGAAAACCGAGATCTCGCTGGTTGACAAGACGGAAGAGTTCAGCCGACTCCCAATTCTCACTGCGGAGGAATTCGAGTTCGCGAGACGTCCATACAAGCCCGGCGAAGGCCAAGGGGAGTTCCCGTTTCAGGATCGCCCGGATCAGATCGACTCCCCATTGGGAGAGGAACCTGTCCAGTCGTCCAATATGCACAGCTTTCGATGGGAAGGGAACGATACGACGGGAAGCCTTTTGGTTCGATTCAAGGCCAAGAACGGAGGGCCGGGGCCGCTCTATCGTGTTTCTGTCCCGAAGTCGTATTACGAAGGGCTGAAGAAAACGGCACAGACGAACGGCAGCGCCGGGGGCTGGTACTGGGATAACATCCGAGTTCGAGGCTCCGTGGCTGGCCACCAACACCCGGTTTCACTCGTCGGCACCGGACCAACGGGATATGTCCCTCGCGCCGCAGGGTTGCGTCGCGGATACACTGGTGAGCATTTCAACGAGAGAACATTGAATGGGGTCAAGAGTACGCTCACGCCTGCACCAGTCAGAAAAGGCCCAGCGAAGAGGATTCCCGGTTACGACCCAAGCAAGCTGAAACTACCCGGAGAATCCCAAGGCCAGCCAAGTCAGCCACAGGTGACGACGCAATCGCAGACATCTTCAAGTCCAAGTCCGGCACCTGCGCCAACCCAAACTCCGGCAACACCGCAGACGCCGAGCCAGTCCCCGCAAACGCCACCTAATACCCCGCCGAACACCACGAAGGGATTGATCGACAGGGTGCTTGATTTCTTTAAGCGGAAGCGGAAGAAGCCCGGAGATGGTCCGAAGCAGTTCAGCCGAGAGGAATGGGAGGATGTGATGCTGATTCTGTCTGGAGTTTGACGCCGCCCTGTTGGCTAAATTTCCTGAATAGCGGATCGAAATTCCTCGAAGACATTCTTGTGGGTGAGTCCACGAAGAACTCGGCGAACCGTCTCGTGGCTCACCGAAAACCGAGACGCTATTTCATGGTTTGTTTCGTTGACCTCGGAGCGAATGCGAAAAACCTCTCTGGCGTCATCATCAGAAAGCTTTAATTTACTTCTGCTGCGACCTCTTTTAACCCTGTCTGCGACATTATCTGCGTTGGTTCCCCAGTAAAGATGCTGCGGGTTGACGCAAAGAGAGTTGTCGCATGTATGCAGGGCGTGAAGTGTATCGTCGATTGGGGAGCATACCTGTGTTAGCGAGAATCGATGAGCGCCAATGACTTTAGTGCCGTCGTAAATCGTTCCGTATGGCTGCGATGCTCTGCCTCGTTTTCCAAACGGCCACGGGATACATTCGGTCGTGTCGGGCAATGACTGAATGAATTTCATTGCGTCACCCCTTTCTGCAATTGCGACTTCTGGATTTCCGTATTTTCTCAGCCGCCTCAAGTGAAACATGCAATAGCCGTATGCTTTTTTCTTTCTTTGGCACCCGGCGACCGCGCACGGAATTGTGGTCTTTGGTTTCGGAGTCTTCGCGTCGGTCGTTCCCGTCCTGACGAAGCGAGCATAGTGCATTCCGCACATTCCCAATGCTTTCACGTCGGCCCTCTGGCAGCCATAAATAACGCATTCGGTTCTCTTAATTGCATCCTTTGCTGACGGGACATCCCCCATTGGGTCTCCGTGGCGTCGGAATCTGGTTGCGTGCATTGTGCACATGCCAATCGAGTCGGTTTTTCGGTCACACCCGTCAACCGAGCATGTCGACGGCAATGGATTCCGAATCGGTTTTCCGGCAAGAGGATCTCCATATCTCCGATATCTCGTGGCATGGGCAGCGCAAAACCCAAATGAATCATGCTTGCGATTGCATTCCGGGACGGAGCATGTACGATTGGCGTTACCCATAATTGTCTCCTCTAAAGACGATAGTGGTCAGGATGCCGTTCGTGCTGATTACACGGGCGGCATTCGCAATTGTATCACTGAAGTTCAGTGGTGGCAAATTTTGCTGAATTTGACGCCGGTTGCTCGGATGGTATGATTCATCCATGCCAGAATCGCCACAACTACCGGAGTGCATGTCTTGCGGAGTCCAACTAAAGCCGGAGAAAAAGAAGCGTGCGCATGTCGAGGGTGGCGTTCCGTCTATGGTTGAAATGTGTTGGTCATGCTTTGCCACGATGTCAGCGTATCAGCGTGCTCTGATTGTGATTGCTGTTCGCGACAGGCTTGTCGGCGGTGTCCTATCCGAACTTGCGGCGGCAATCGACCGTCTTGACCAGTCTCGCGACGACGATGATGGCGATACTTGGAAACTTTCTGAATAATTCCCGGAATTATCTATTGTAATTGTCGCGGAGCATCACGTGGTCAATCGTAACTCCATCCTGAATCGGATAACCACGGCTGGCAACTTTCAAGGGGAACACAATGGCTCGGCATCGGTGCAACGAATCCGCCAACGGTGCCGACTGGGCAATCTGCTCGGTGTGTGGTGGTCGCATCCATCTTGCGGGCTGCACGTCGACGCGAGACAAACACAGGGACTGCTGCCGACAACGACACGAGATGCTGTCAGAACAGGGCGTCATGGTTGGGCTGACGGACGAATCACAGCCAATGTTTGACGCTGACAATAAAAACTGGTGCGAATAACCCGCGAACCGCGATTCGGAAACGCTTCGCCCGGCGATTTTCGTTGATGTAGCGTCAGAATTGCCATTGCGGTAGAATTTCCCCAGAAACTTCTCTATTCTGGGGTGACGATATGCTTCCTTCAACCGCGTATTTGCTTTCCGACGCTTTTCGGCAGTCCATTCAGTTTTCTACGGTGACGCCAGCGGCCCCTCACTCGCCAGTCCAGCACGCGACGATTGACCACAACACATTGAGCCATGCGGAGTTGGCGAACGCAGTAAAAACAGGCGGTCCGCACCAATTTCATGAATCAGAGCTTCCCAAGATCGGAATGCGGCTACGGAAGTCCGGCCAATTTTCAGCGGCAGACATCGTGGATAACCATGCCAAGGCAATTCAGGCCGCGAAACAGCCCCCCGCCGCGCCTGTCGCCCAACGGCCAAATCTCCCCGCCTACGCTGGGGTTCTGTCGCCGAATCGCAAAAAAGCCGTCATGGATTTTGTCAATCACGCGAATCCTGACGTTCAAAAGCATGTTGCCGATCATCAGGTCCACGTCCCCGGACTGACGCCCAAAGAAGCCTACGTGCGAGCACAGAAAGCCTACGACACATTCCATGCCGCGCACATGGGCGTTCCGCTGGCGACTCCTACCGCTTCACAGCCGACGGCAGCGCCGCAGTCAGCCCAACAATCGCCACCGCAGCCCGGAGTCTCTGCCTCTGCTCCACAACCAGCCGAGGATAAGGGTTCCGATTGGGATCTATGGAAAAACAAGGGGAGTCGGCCTCCGTTGAGTAGCCAGCAAAGGGCGGCGATTGGTCGGAAAATGGGGCTGACTGTCGGAACGCCAGAGGATGACGCACATCTCCCGAAGACTATGCTGAACATCAGAAGTGATTATGCGGCGAACGCGGTAAAGGAGGAGGAGCCGGCGTACCAAAAGCCACTCATAGACCCCTCAAAGTACATTCCAGATCGAAATGACCGCCTGCGATTGCGGACAATGGAAGCATGGGCGTTCAAGACTCCAGAGGGAAAAAAGGCTTACGATGAGTCCGGGATTGAAAAACTTGGAATGGGGAAGCAACACACAGAGGCATTTCACCAACTTTACGACAAGTATCATTCCGGGCAGCAATCCGCACCCCCAGCGACACAACCAGCGAAGCAAACCCCGGCAGACGTCGCGAAGATGCACGCCGAAGCCGTCCGCAGTGGTCGCCCGGTCCCACCGCAGTATCTTGATCGCGTTCAGAAAAACCTGCGAGCACACGGCTACCATGCCGAGGCCGATCAGATCGCCCCGAAACAGGATGACGCGGCCTATGCTGCCGATCAGTTCGGATCGGGAACGATTCCGGCAACAACCGGGATCACCGGCGCGGGGATGAAACGTCCCGGAGCACCTGCCCCGCAGAGATCGTTCTTGAATGACGAATCCACTGGCAGTCCAGCTAAATTACCGCCACGCCGCCCCGCACCAGCAAGCACGCCAGCCGAACAGCTTCCCGCCCCGAAGTTTGGTTACAGCACCCACACCGCACCGGCTGGAGTTGTCCCCGGAGAGCAATCAGAACAACAGCCATCAACCCACGGTCGATTCTCCAGACTTCTCGACGCCGCGCGGCAGGGAAAGTTGAAAGAACACGTCGAAGGCGGTTTAGGGAACTTTTTTGACAAGTTCGAGCGACACGGCGGTAAACTTCTGAAAAAGATCGGCATCGACACCGGCTACAACGAGCAGGAATACAGCCGAGTTTCCGTAGCAATCGCCAATCTGAACGATATCGTCCAAGAGTTCGCACGGAAATCCGATCCGAACCAGATGAGCTTATTTGGCGGTGACGAAATCGCACTGGCAACGGCCCCAAAGTCCAAGACCAGAAATCTGCGAAAGCCCGCCCCCGGTCAGAAGTCGTTCAATTGGGACGAAGATAGCCACCCTCGCGAAAAGGATCATCACGACGGGAAGCGGCCCGGAGAGTTCGCTCCAAAGGAATCCGGACACACATCA